GTGCCGATCTGGTCCGCCATCGCGGTCACCGTCCCACGATAATCGGGAAGCTTGAAGGAGCCGCCGCTGATCCCCCACGTCCCGCCGATGATGTCGTAAAGGAGATCGTGCTGCGCCTGACTTACGTATCGGCCGTCGCACGGCAGCCAGCCGTTATGAATGAATGTCGTCGGCATCTCCGCGAGCGTCCCCGGACCGGCGGGGCCGTAATCCCAATAAACCCGGCTCGGAGTGACGATGATCGGATAGGGGATGCCGAAGCTCACGCAGAAATAAATCCCGGTCGGGTCGTTGAAGTTGTTGCCGCGCACGTAAAGCGTGAAGCCGTTGAGGTTGAGGGCTTGAATGATGACCCGGCGGCCGGCGATCGGCGGGAAGGAGATGTACTGATCGCTGGAGAGCGTGCCGTACACCTCGATGATCGGGTTCGAGGCCTGGGCGGTCGTGAGGGAGAGGGTGCCGCCTGACAGGGAGAGGCCGAGGAGACCGCCATACGCCGCGTCGAGCGTATTGAGCGAGTTGTCCATCGGGTTGTCCCAACCCGTCGCCGCGTAGTCGCCGTGAGCCGGAATTTCGAGGGCTAAATTCGGCGTATATGTCGAGGCCAAAGGCGCTCCCCTATCTTGCAGTTCGTGCAAATCGTGCTATGTACACGACAGCCATGAATGATGAGGAACAGCGACTCGGGATCGAACTGATGAAAACGCAAATCGATCTATATCGCCAGCAAGCCCGCTGGGAAACGCTGAAGGCAGTCGCAACGTTTGCGACGGCTGTCGTCGCCACGGCGGCTTTAATCCTCGCAGTCGCCCACATCATCAAATAACGCCTACAGGAGTCGAACCCATGACCGTCATTTGGATTGTTTCCCCCGGAATATTCCTACTTCTCATGTTCGCAGAGGTTCTGTTCGGTGGCCGATCGCAGCGCGAAATAAACGCGGAATGGGAAGCCCATTGGAAAGAGCGCCGAGAGCGCGAGGAGAAATGGAACAGCCCCGAAGAGGTTGAGCAACGCCGCGAACGCGACGCCTACATTGCGCATCTTGATGCCATTAGAGCTAAGCTCAAAGAAGACGCCAGCGATCCACACCAATGGCATCCACCAGCAATATATTCTGGCCCTCGTCCAGCTCATTGGGGCTGACCCCCGCCGCCTGTATCCCCTGCGCCGTGCTCTCCACCTTCTCCTTCCCAAGGCCGCTCCATCGCCAAGGCGGCCAGCGCCATAGGGTCGACGCGCGCGCCGAACTGCGCCCCAGCCGTTGCGGAAATCCGCGCCGCCGCTTGGCGAATCAAGTTGAGCCTCCCCGTCGCCGCAGCACTTACGAAATTTCCGGCCGATCCTGCCCCGGCAGGCGTGGCCAAGAGTTTGCCGAGCCCAGCCCCGCCGAGATACAGCCCGAGGGTCTTAAGCGGGTGACGCCATCCCTCAATCGCCATTCCGATGCCCGCGCCATGCCCAGCGGTTCCCGAGGGGTTGGCGTATTTGTAGAGGCTCTTCCACTGGCTCGACACGGTATGAAGGTCATCGAGGTTCTGCTGTAGGCCGGGGGTCTGTCCGAACAGAACGCCCTTCGCTTTGTCGTCGATTTTCCCATAGTCGGTGATGAATCGCTGTGGGCTAAAATTGCCGTCAGCGTCTCGGCCGAGCGTCGAAACCATGCCACGAGCAACATGATCCCAGCTCTGCGGCGTGATGGCCTTCCTCGCTTCCGTCAAGAGATCGATGTCCGCTCCACCTGTCTTGCCGGCGGCGGTCTTGAGCGCCTGAAACACCGCCTCATCGGACGCACCCGCCTTCGGGCCGCCCAAGAGCGCGGATAACTGATTCCTGCGGTCGGCGGTTTGTTTCGCGAAATCGTTCGCGGCGTTGTGCAGCTGCAATCCTCGCTGGCCACCAGCCGTGTATGCTGCGCGATCGAGATCGGTGCTCAAGCCGCTGTAGATTTGTTTCAGCTCGGCTCCAGACATCCCCTGCGGGAGGATGCTTTGATTCATCATTTCGCCGACACTCGATCGCAAATCTTTGATGCCGTTGTATGTCAGTCCACCGGGCCGCTGGATCGCATCCATGACGTGGTCGACGGCGCCTCCAGTGCCGGAGATCCCGGCGGCTTGTCGGCGTTGGGCGATCTGATTCGCGATGGACTGTGTCGTATAGAGCGGCGTTTGAGCGCTCTGATTCATCGCGGCGTTGGCGCGGTTGTAGTAGGCGTCAACTTCGCCTTGTGAGGTCGGTCCGATCCAATCCTTGAGCTTGGTGCTCGCCGCCTCGCCAGCGGTTTGCTTCGTTGCGCCAGCCGCCGCTTGTTCCGCAGCTGTGCCCATTCCCGACACAGATGCGTGCGTAGCTTCCTCGATCGGCGTCGACATGCCAGGAACGCTGAACCCAATCATGCCCGCACGCTTAACGAGCGGGCTGGTCGAGGCCGCGAAGCGCGGCATGGTCGTATTCAAGCGCTGTGCGGCTTCAAGAACGGCCTTGCGCGTGGCGTCTCCAAAGACGGGAACGACCTTGTTTATGGCGGCGGCGCCGAGGCCTCCCCCCGCCGCGCCGAGACCCGTCTTAGCGGCAATGCCAGCGTAGCTGTCGCCCTCCTCGACCCCTTCGCCGAACCCGCTCGCTGCGCCGTAGGACATCGCCCCTTTGACCGTGCCGGCCTCGGGCGCAGCGAGCATCGGGAGCGCTTCCCCCGCGATGGTCGCGTAGGGATGGGCTTCCTGAAGGTTTTTAGCGTTCTGGAAGATCCTGGCGCGGTTTTCCGCGTAACGTTGCGCCCAGCCTTCGCCGGTCTGGTCGACAGGAGCGTCGCCAGGGGCGCGCATCCATTTCGGCAGATAGCTTTCGGCAGTTTCGGCTGCTGCGCCGAGCGTCTTGCCGAATGGGACGCCTGAGACCATGCCGTACTGAAAGGCTTGAGTCGCCCCGCCATCATCGCCATCGCCTCCACCAGAGGATGCGCCAGCCGGGTCGATCAAATCGCTGGGCGGCCCGGACGGAGATGTCGCCAAGGGAGGCGGAGCCGGGTCGACCAGATCGTCAGGAAGCTTGGCCATTAGAGCGGCTTCCCGGTCTCATCATAAGCCCTCCCCGAAGGATCGAACCACTTTCCTTGCGAGGGACTCCACCTCGTCCCGGCTGGAAGGCCGCTCGGCAGAGCCGGCGCAGGCCAATCCTCGCCGGTCGTGGTCTTCAGCGTCTCGGGCGTGATGCCCTTGAAGATCGGCACCTCTTTCCGCGCCTTCTTCAGATAATCCTCGTACTTGGTCTTCTTGGTGTAGGCCTCCATGTCGTCGCCGACGTTCAGATTATGGCCGGGGACGTTCTGGTACATGTCATGCTGGTAATCGAGCGTCGCGAGCTGGTCAGTCAGGATCTTGCGCAGCGCAGCGGGATCGCGGGTCGGTGAGGCGACCATCATTGTAGCCTCGCGCAGTCCGGCGCGTGGCGCTTTCTGGAGCCCCGAGTTGGCGACCGCAGCGAAGGCCTGCTGAATCGCCGACTTCATGCCTGCGTCGAAGCCAGCCGCTTGCGGCAGCTTGATGCCAAAGGCGTTCGCCCAGCTCGCCAGCTCGGCCTGCGCTTCGGACGAGCGGCCGGCCGTGAAGTGCTGATAGATGTTCGACAGCTCGCCGATCTCACTGCGCGTCTGGTCGTAGGTCGACTCGAATTTCTCCCTGTTCTCCAGATAGGACTGAAGAACCGGCTTCTGCGCCTCGGTCGTCGCCGACGTTACCGCCTCGCTCCCCTTGGCCGCGATCTCCGACGTCTTCTCCCATTTTGCTTTCGCAGCCTCTTGCTGGGCGGTGCCTTGCGCGACGAGATCGTCGCCTAACCCTGGCCTGACGATGTTTTGCTGCTTGCCTTGCTCAATCAGACGGGTGCCGGCGATGTAGTCCGGGTCCTGATTGAGGTCGGAGATGGGTGACGCAGGAGCCGCGCCAGATGGCGCGCTAGGGGCGCTAGGAGCCCCGCTGGGGGCCGTTCCGCCGCCGAGGGCCGGAAGGGGCTTGAGACCGCCCGGTCCCTGTCCTGGGCCTCCTGTGGGCCCTGACGGGGCCGATCCATCGCCGCCGCCACCACCCCCGAGCAAGCCCTTGCTGCGCAGCATCGCCATGTAGATCTTCATATTCATCGCGCCGATCTGGAGCTGCTGGGCTTTCAGATCCGCG